GTGGCGCTACTGGATCATTTTGTTGTATTTTTACATCAAAGTTATCTTCTTGTAAAGTAGGTAGCTTAAAATTCTTTGCTTTGTCCAATTCAAGGCTGGCTTGTACCATCTTTTGTTGGGCTTCTGCCAACTTATCAGAATCTCCTAAGTCATATGCTTCTTTATAGGCTTTTTTAGCCATTTCCAGTTGCATTTCTGAGGTGTTCTTAACAGCCGTAACATACTCTTGCTCACCCGTTGTCAGCATATGTTTGATACGTTTGTTTTCTTCTAATAGCTTTTTAGTGGCCTGAATCGCTGCCTCACGTTCCCGTTCTGCGGCTTCAGCACGACGGCGTTCGTCGTGATAAATGCGCTTCATGGTAATGATCTTCTTCTTCGCATCAGCGCTATATTGGTCTAACTCATCGGTTTCGACTTCTATCTTTTTGATGGTTTCAGGACTGGCAGGGAATCTGCCGCGATCTTCTTCAGGGGTATCGTCTTCTACTTCAATTTCAAGGTCAGGTACCTGCATATTGATTTCGGCTTTTGGTGCGTTCATCTCATCAGGAAACTTATATTCCTCTTGCTGTAATTCTGCCATCGTTTGGCTCCTTAAATAAATTTGCGGGTAATTCCGCGTGGATCGTCCACAATTGCCTCTACGGAATCATCGTTAATAATGCGAAACTCTCTGCCGTGGATTACTAGGCGTGTTCCAGCGTTGGGGCGTACAAGGATAAAATCACCCTGTTTGCACCAAGGTCCGGTGGGGAAACGCTCTTTATCTGCGTAACAATCAGGTCCTAGAGATACTACAAATAGGACTGTTGTTAGAATTTCGTCATTTTTAATGGTGACATCTGCTTTGGCTAGGCCATTGTCAAACTCTTTTTCCGCTTCAGGAATGGCGCAAAGTATGCGATATCCTTGTGGTTTTGGAAGTTGACTGGCTTTTTCCTCTTGGCTCTTGTCGAGTACTGCTGATAAATCTACTGCTTGTGCTAAATTTAAATCATTCATCGTCGGAATGTTCCATTCTGTGTTTAAGGTCTAATGCGTACTGCTTTGCAAAGAGAAGACCTTGTATCTCCCCGCAAATTTTTTGGTAGCTTTCAAACGACTGTGCGTTCCCGGCTGACATCCATTCTTTAAGTTGTGCTGCCTTGTTGTCTAGTTCTGTGACTAGAACCTCAAAAGCGTCCATCATTCACCTTTCTGTTTTGGCTCCATTTGTTTCATTTGTGCTTCGTGTCCTTCTCTGCTTTTTTGCAGTGCAACATTAGTTATCAGCTGTTTGTTCTGTAACTGATGTGCCTTGTCTTTTTCAGAGATATGCTTCACAAGATCTATGCCCATCTTCATCTTCTCGACTGTTTCGGAAGTTTCCATTTGGGCTTGAGATTTTGCTGCGTCCATAGCTGTTTGTGCGGCAATACGGGCGCGCTCTACTTTGATACGCTCTTGTTCGATCATTAAATCGTTTTGATCTTTTTGCGCTTTGCGTTTCTGCTCTGCCATCTTGATCTGCATATCCTGTTGTTGTAACTGGACAAGCGGATCTTGAGCCTGTTGCTGGGCTTGTTGCGCTGCAACCTGCTGTTGGTTTTGCTGGAGTAAACGCTGGGAAGCCTGCGCCAACAATGGTGCAAGGCGGGCTTCGACTTCTGGATCCATGTGAACATCTTCGCCAGACTCGTCCTGCTGAGGTGGCAAGGACATACCGAGCTGCTTTTCAATCTCAACGCGATACTGGAATCCAAGGTGTTCGTTGATATGCGCCATCATCGCGGCTTGTAACTGCTGTGCCATTGGGTTGCCCTGCAACAACTGCATAATCTTAGGATCTTTCATCGCAGACATATGGACTGTGATGTGAGCCGTATGATCTTGGTATTGGAATGCCTTTGCTGGCTTCATCATCAAGATATCTTGATTCTCTGTGACAGGATCTTTAGGCATCATGTCTTCTGGCAATGGAATCAACTTATGCGCATTCTTAATGCTCAATACATCTAGCATTTGGCGATAAAGCAATGGCATATTGAAGAGTGTTGGAGACTGCTGTGCCAACTGCATAACAGCCTGATATTGAACAATCTTTTGCGCCATCGTTGAGGCGTTAGGATCGCTGACAGGAATGACATCTACGTTGTGGTAATCAGACTGCTTGGCTTTACGGCTTCCTTCTTCTGGCTCATAGTCATAATCTACCGGTGCGTTATTACCGATAATTTTCTTTAATAGCTTTAACTCTTGCTTTAAGCTGTAATGAATGCGGGCTTGTACCGCAGACATGACTTTGAGAGTACGCTCAAGGATAGCAAGCGTTGTGCCGACGGGCGCGGCAGCTGACATATCCGAAATCTGTAGATCGGCTGTATTTGCAAAGCGACGGCCTTCTTCTACGATCTGATTGAGCAACGCCATTAAGACTTGGCTTGGCTCTTTGTATGGTAAAGGCATGATGTTGTCGCGCATCACGCCAGAAGGTACGTCTACATCACGGAACTCGCCCGGCGCTATTGGTGTGTCGTCGCCTTTGACGCGCAAGCCACGGGTCTTAAAGCCACCCGGCAGATTTGCGAGGGAGCCTGCATCGACCAGCTGACGAATAATGGAAGTGCCACTTTTAGCATAAGCGCCAATAAGGTGGATGAGACCAAAACAATAAAAACCAAAGCCGGGAATATACCCATAGTGGACGAAGTGTTGGAGTTTCTTGTGTTTCTCATCATCTGGCTCCCAGTTTCTACGGATAGACAACACCGTATTTGTACCTTTTTCAATGGTTACGATATATGGCAGACCAATTCCAGTAGGATTGCCATCTTCATCGGTATGCTCGTAACCTTCTAAGTCTAGGTTAACGTGCATCTCTAAAATCTTGTAGCGGTCATCAGAAGTAGCGCGGAATCCTAACTTTTCTGCAATCTTTTTCTCTACTTCGTCCAGCGCATTGACTGGATCGCCAATATCTACATCGCGATAGAACCCTGCTACCTGCAAAGCGCGCAATTCATTCTCAGTTTTGCGCATAACGTGGGTTACGCGGTCAGCAGACTCCAAGCTTGAAGCGCCGTAAGGCACAACCATATCTTCGGCTGGCACATACATCGCTACTTGACGGCCTAATTGCTCATCTTCGTAGACTTTTTTGAACGCATTACCTGCTAAACCCAAGCCCCACAGCATTCTTTCGGTTTCTGGGCGATATTCTTGCATGACTTCAGTCAATTCGTAGTTCATATCCTCTTGAACACGCTCTGCCGCAGCCTTTTTATCTGGTGTTTCCTTACCAATAACGTGGGTTTTAACTGGACCAGACGCTGGGAAGATGGACATCATGGTTTCTGCTTGGAATTTAACCAAGGCTTCGCTTAAAAGTGGGTGGTAAACGCCACAAGCACCCTCCCAAGGCTCGCTTCTTTCCTCAATTTTAAGGCCTAAAAGCTCTAATCCGTCCACATAAGTCTGAATCCAGTCTTTTCGCGCGCCAATATCGCCTTCGAAGTCTTCTATAAGACTGCTTGCAATCGAAACTAGGACGCGATCATCAATTTCTTCAGCTAAGTTAGCGTAGAAATCATCGCTTTTCTCGCTGTCAGGCGTTAAAGTAATCTCTAGCCCGTCCATTCCAATGGTAACTTCCTTGGGATCTACCACTTCAATCTCTAGTGGCTGTTCTTTTTCAGCCAAAGCGTCGATCCCTTCTGGGGCTTGGTAGAGAGCTTTATCAATTGCCATATGTTTTTCCTAGTTAATAGTACCCAGCATTACGTCGGGATTTAAAATACTGCGGTTCGTCGGGTTCATCGGATGGAAGTCTAATGAATCCGCCCTGTCTAAAGCGAATAAGCGCTTGCGTGGATGAGTCCACCAAGTCGTCGTGATCTGAATTAGGGAAAGACGCCATCTCTTCGATAACTTCTTCCGCCCATCTTTTCTCAGGCGCCCAAACCTTGCCAGACGCAAACAAATCTGTTACTGAATTCAATCGGGCTATCTTATCATTTCCGCGGGTTGGGGTAAACTCGGATACAGGAATACCCATGCGTCGTAATTCGCCGATTAACGGCAGTCCTGATGCCTTACCTTCCACGATAAACGCATCTGGCTGGAACTCTTTGTACATTTCAAACGCTTTATCCTTGAGTTCTGGAAACTCCAAGCGCGCTTTATAGGCATCTAACAGAATAACGTGGGGGTCATTCTCGTTCTCATTCATATAGAAAACACCCCAAGTCGTGCAGGCTGAATAGTCAGAACGCTCATTTTTGGTAAAGGCCGTATCCCAAGACTGGATAACAAACTCGCACCGAGGAGGGTAGTCTTGCTCCCATACCTTCCACCACTCGCGCTTTACTAATGCGCCTTCTTCGGATGTCGGTTGCTGTTGATACTGCGCCTGCCACTTGGATATCGGCAATTCTTCCCGCAATACCTCTAATTCTTTAAGATCCCAGAACTCTGGCCATAGCGCCCGCCCCGACGGGAGAATTGCTGGGAAGTCAATCGTCTCCCATGTGTCGCCGTCTTTCTCGATTGACGATTTAATAATTCTGCCGGTTAAGTCTTTCTTAGCCCAGCGGGTCATCACGACTACAATCGCCCCTCCCGGCTGGAGTCGCTGACGTGGACCTGAGGAGTACCATTCGTATACTTTATCGTAAACTTCGGGATTCGTGGACGCAATCGCAGCTTCCTGTTCAGAATGCGGGTCGTCGATGATGAGTAGATCCGCTCCCTTACCTGTAACGGTACCGCCAACACCAATAGCAAAATACTCCCCATTAGCATTAGTGGACCAACGACCAGCAGCCTTACTATCTGACCGAAGAGAGACATCTGGGAACACTTTCGCATATTGTTCGCTTCCTACTAAGTTACGGACTTTACGTCCAAAGCCTACTGCCAGTTCAGCAGTGTTACTACACTGAATAATCTTCTTATTAGGGAAACGCCCCAAGAACCAAGCAGGAAGCATATAAGAAGCAAACTCAGATTTAGTATGTCGTGGAGGCATATTAATAATAAGTCTTTTAATTTTCCCACTGGCTATCTCCTCAAACTTCTTGGCCATCACCTTATGGTGAGCGCCGTTAATAAATCCGGGCCACATCTCATGGACAAACGCCATAAAGTCAGTGGTTGCTTTTTCGCGCTTTTTAGAATTTAAATACACCTCCGCCGCCTCCATAAAGGCAGCTTGTTGGGTGGGGTCTAGTTTCTTAACTAGCTCGGTCAGATTCATTAGGACGCTTTAATTTAATGTATGCGGGGCGGACAGACCGGGCGGTACGGGGGATTCTTTTGCAGTGTCCCAGTTCACACAGCCGAACGATAATCCTTTGGATATTGGCCTTAGACTTGTCTCCGGTGATATCCATGATGTTCTGAATCGAGGGCGCGTATCCCCGTTTGAGCCAATAGGTCTCAATCACCTCATAGACGTATTGTTGCTTTTCTGTCATAAAAGGATATTTAGGGTTAACCAGATAATCGCCATGCCAAGGACGGCTAGGACTAAATCGCGGTTCATAGGTGGCTTTCCCAGTTGCGGTCACTC